TCGGTTTCACCCTCGGCTTGAGGGTAGCAGTCCATTGCGGTGACGGTCCAAGTGATAGTTGCTGACATGATGTTTCCTTTCAGGGGTTAAGCGATGCCTGCGTCTGCAAGGCGTTTACGTAGGGATTGCAGTTCTGCAATGATGTTAGCAATGAACTCAGCAGAGCCGTATTCCATTGCTTGCATTTGTTCACCATCTTTTTCACCAACCACAGAGTTAGGAGAAACTTCCTGCACTTCGTGAGCAATGAAACCAACACCTTTAGAACCATCGGCTTTCCAGCTCCAAGTCTTAGGCTTGAGTGCATCAATGAATGCACCTGAACCAGTCAAAGGCTGCGGATTGTCTTTAAGTCGATAGTCGGAGGAGGTGTTGTAAGCTGTTGCTGATGTTGTAAATGTGATAGTCCCGACAACTTGCTCAGAATAAGTGTCTGCAAAAAGCATTGCATATTGTGTATATGCGTTTGCGTTTGCTGAAACCATCAAACCATACTGAGAAGAGCTATTGGTATATGGGTTAATTACTTGTCTGTATTTATTGTTAAATGCCGAGATTGTGCTCGTAGTCCCCACTAACAGGTTACCAGAGCTATCAATACGGGCGCGTTCTGTGTCTGCTGTGCCAAATGCGACATACCCATTAGAGCGACCATCGGCGCGAATAAATTGGTAGCCAGTATTGTAGTCGCCTCCAAAATAAAATTGTGAGTAGCCAAGCGTAGTATCGTTAATTGACCAAATGGACGCAAAAGTCCCCGAGTTAATTGTCATTCGGACAGCGGAACTGCCGCTTGTGGTGCCAAGTTTTAAGTTCCCACTAGCATCAAGCGTCATTGCTTGAGTGAAGCTGATGGCGTCACCTGCTGTGCCGGAGGCTGCGTTAAACCACTTATGTGCACCATCTTGAGAATAATAGTTTGCTGCATCTGATGCCTTATAAATAAAGTTCCCAGACGTGTTTACATAGCAGTTATATCCAAGGTTCGGCTGACCAGCACCACCAGACCACAAAGCAGTGCGAGTTCCAATATCAAGCGCTTTGTTTGCGCTATACCAAGCACTCGGCGTAACTCCCAGTCCCAGGTTGCCGGAGGTATCAAAATATCCACGGATACTTCCGTTGGTGATAATCGCAAACCCGTAATTGTTGAGCGTACCTACAACTGCTTCGCCGCCAGTATTTCCCAAATAAGATTGCTGCCCCGCAGAAGAAGTTGTACGAATACCGTTGTTAGTGGTAACGCTTACATCCACTTTATAGGTGGGCGAACTTGTCCCAATACCCAGGTTACCGGAGGAGTCCCAAGTCAATACGGATGTGCCAACGCTGCTATATGAAGCGCCGTAGCCAAGAGACCACGTTGATCCAGCATTGATAAGTTGGCCAAAATATGAACCGCCAGATGCGCCAAATGCCGCCATCAACTGCGATGCGCTACTTGTTGCGCCAGTCCCGTTGAAATATGCAGTTCCCCGCACATCCAATTTACCTAAAGGCGAACTTGCCCCAATACCCAACCCTGTGCTGGTCAGGCGCATGGATTCGGAGCCGTTTTGGAACCAGTTGTGATAACCAGATGCGCCAGAAAAGTAGGTGTACGCTGTTTGGGAGTTTGTTAGATCGCGCAGACCAATCTGTCCGTATGAATAGCTTGCGCCGCCGTTGAAGAGTCCAAAGTTGACGCCGGAAGTCGGCGTTGAATCTGTAAGGTATAGCGCAGGAGCGGTGTTTGATACTTGCAGGCGCGTCCCATCAAACGTAAGCGCAGACCCACTGGTAGCAACTTTAGAGCCGTTTAAGTACAGTACACCGTTAGCTGTGCCGCCGGAGAGGGTCACCGATCCGCCAGTGGCAAAACCGCCAGCAGTCAAAGTTGTGCCGTCAAAAGTCAGGTTTGTGCTGTCTTGCAACAAGCCGGAAGTGCCCGCATAAGTCACACGCCCCGAAGTCAGGGCGCTGTCTTTGATAGAACCCGCAGTCAGATATGTGCCATCCCAAGTCAACGACGAGGACGCTCCGAAGACGCCGTTGTTGTTGAACTGGATCTGAGTGTTCGATCCTGCAACGACGCCCGTACCGCCCTTGCCTGCCAGCACCTGTACGTTGCCAGAAGCGTCCTTGTAGAACAACTTGCCGTCAAACGCATTTATGGCAAGTTCTACACCACTTGCAGATGTAGTAAGGTTTGCCGCCAAGGGCACATTACCAGTGGTAGTTGATCCATAGAGCAAAATGGGTGTGTATCCAGTCTGCGACATATTAAACCTCTTTTCTTGCTTTTTGATGTCTTACAATCCAAGCCATTTTCATCGCTTCCTCAAGGATTGTTAGGTATTAGAAACGATTTCAGCTTCTTTTTCAATTGACAGAACCTCTATCAAAGCGCTGAAAACCTTGTGCGGATCAACAAACCGCTCACTCTGGTGTTCAACATACTCCCACCATAAAAATTGGTTATCCACCAAAAACGATCTATCCTTTAACAGATTCACATTTTCAGGGTGACCAAAAATCAAAGGGTCTGAAACTGACCACAAAACGATGCCTTTTTTGCCCTCATCCCACCCCAGGTGTTGGAAGAAGCTGTCGCAAGAAATCCATGTTTTGCACTGCCTCAAAAGAGCGCGAAGCTCCGGCAACGAGAGGTTCTTGCGGAAGTCTGGGACAAGTTGTTCTTCCCCCTCGATCCCAACCTGGACGATTGGCTCGTTGATCAAGGGGATCAGTTCTTTCCAGAACGGGTAGTTCTTGGGGTTGGTTTTGCCACTCAGGAGCGCTTTTGAGTACGGGGAGATGATGATCATAGGTATAGCTTCCGAAAAGCGCTCTCAATGCTGTCTTTCCACTTCCAGCGGTCCATCTTGGCATAGATGCTGTAAGGCTCAATGTCGCCAAACAACTCTCTTGCCTCTGCAATCGACCTGCCCGGGATGATCTCTGGGTAGCAACTGAACACCTCTGGGTTCTTTATTTCCGGCAAAACATGGCTGAAAACCACATGGTCACCCATGCCGCAGTTCAAAACAACAATCGTCTTGTCTCGGTACTCCAAGATGTTCTTGAATATCCGCTCATCATGGTGGTACATCTCAACGCTGGTTTCGCTTCGGATGCCGCCTGAGGGGCTTTTCAGGTGCCATGTGACCGCATTGGGGATCACCCACAGCGCATAGCCTTTCTGGTGCAATCCATAGGTGAAAAGAGTCTCCTCCCGATGCGCAACCCTGGATAAGCCCAAATTGTAGTCATGAATGCCAGCGCGGTACAAAAACGAACAATGCAGGTGCTGGACCTGCTTGGGGTGTTTGATGGTTCCCCACTGGATGTTTGGCTCGTCCCAGATGTCATCAATACGCCCTGTAGGCTCTTTTTCAAGCTCCTCGAAGGGTGGCGTCAGGATTGAGCCTCCAACGGCTCCTACGCCCGTTCCTGCGTATTCCAGCAGGTTTTCCAAGACGTTGCTCTCGGGGACAGCATCATCGTCCACCCGCCACACCCACTCATACCCCATGTTGTTGGCGGTTTGGTGGCTGTAGTGCTGACCCTTTTTGGCGGCGTAGCACCACTCCCAGGGGATACCCTTGGCATCCAGCATGTAGAAGATGCGCAGATACATGGGGTCTTGGCGCAGATCTTGCGGCTCATCGTTGTCATCAAAAACGACAATCTTGTCCACAGGGCGGCTTTGGTTGGCAACTGCCATCAGCGCCATAGGCAGAGTTGTTCGGTAGCGACCGCGGGTAGCGATGGAGCAAAGAACCTTCTTCATGACCGCACCCAAATCTCATGGATCATCGGGATGGGGCGCATGTTGATGAGACTGCCGTTTGCATCAAAATCCCATGCATATATCTGCTGTCGGTCCTTGAGCTTGAAGTCAAACCCTTTGAGCTTGTTCTCCATGATTTCAATGCCCTGATACTTGGGGTTCATCTCAGTGTGCATCTCCATGGCAATGGTAGAAACACGCTTCATGTCCTCTTGCGAGGCGTTGATTAAGATGTCGTACTCAGACCCCTCGCAGTCAATCTTTAGGAACACATCGTCCCCTTCAACCATCTCCAAAAGGTCATGCAATGTGACAGAAGAAACTTCTTCGGAGCTTTCTGACTGCACATACAGGCTGTTGTGACCGCTCTTGTCGTTGATTCCGATGTCCACACTCTTGCCGGCAACATCAAGGACCACAGCCTGCTCTGCGTGAATAACGTCTTCCAGCTTGGCTCGTTGAATGTTCTCAACCAGCTTTGAGTAGGTGGTTGACACAGGCTCCACGCAGACAACCTTGGAGGCTCCAAGAGTTGCCGCAAAGAGGGAGAAAGTGCCAATGTTTGCCCCGATGTCGATTGCCGCTTTGCCTTTGATGTCTTCAGGGGTCAAGTGATAGATGTTGCCAGCCACCACCTCGTCATAAAGTTCCTTGGCTTCTGTGCCACCATCGCAGATCCAAGCCAAGTCTTCTTTGGCAAACTCAATAGCGTTTTTTTGCATCGCTTTTTCTCCCCATGACGAGTTGTATTTCTTCGCAAGCTTCAACTCATTGCGAACAAAAATCTCGTTCCAATTTTTCACCAATTCTTCATTGTGAACAGTCCCCTCACCCTCATGGTAGATTGGGAATGATCCGGTGAAAATTTCTCCGTTATACACTTTAGGCGCCACCTGTTTGACCAAAAATCCAGCAAGCTTTGCCTCTACACAGAACTCAACGTCTTCGCCACTTCCGACGCCGTATTCCTCATTCAAAAAGCCTATTTTCTCAAAAACCTTTCGATGGATCATTGCGCAAAAAAAGACGGCAAAGTCAGAGTTTGCCGCATCGCTTCTTTGAACAACAGGTGCAGAGATACCAACATTCTCGTCAGAAAACATTGAATCCATCATTTCAAGCCACTGGTTTTTTGTTTGATCAAGCAACACAGTATCGTTGTTGAGCAAGACAATTTTGTCGCATGTGCTTTCTTTGATGCCGGCATTGGTTGCCGCAGCATAGCCCATGGGCGCATCATTCCAAACAACTTTCAAGTTCTTGCCAAAACCGATTGCATCAAATTGATTTTTTAGACCATTCAAATACCAATATGAATTATCAGTACATCCATTGGCGCTGATGATCAACTCAACATCAGCCATATCCGTCCATTTGAAAATGGAATCAATGCATGGCTTGAGGTACTTGTCGCAGTTGTTGTAGGTGGGAATGACAATGCTGTACTTCATCAGAAAGCACCCCCATTGACGCCACCTGTTATTGAGTTTGTCGTTCCATTGTAGGTCAGTTCAGTGTTCACATAAACAGCTTGACTGCCGGATGTCCCGGTGACAAATGTCAAATAAGTTGATGCCGATGAGTTTGTGCTGATGGTGACAGTTGTCGGAGGGGCGCCAGAAAATCCACTGATTCCCGAGTAGCCTGAAATTCCCGAGTAGCCACTGATGCCAGACGAGCCGGAGTAACCTGAAATACCCGAATAACCACTGATTCCGGAATAACCACTGATGCCAGAATACCCCGAAATGCCAGAATAACCACTGATGCCGGAGCTGCCCGAATAACCCGAAACGCCAGAATAGCCGGAGGTTCCAGAGTATCCCGAATAGCCGCTTGTTCCTGAGTACCCAGAGTATCCACTTGTCCCCGAATAGCCTGAATAGCCACTGGTTCCAGAGTAGCCACTGATGCCGGAGTAGCCGGAAATGCCGGAGTAGCCAGAGATACCCGAAGTCCCAGAGTAGCCCGATGTGCCAGAGTACCCCGAAAAGCCCGATGTCCCGCTGTAGCCAGAGGTGCCGCTGTAGCCAGAGAAGCCAGACGTTCCTGACGTACCAGAATAGCCCGAATACCCCGATACGCCTGATGTTCCGCTTGTGCCGCTGTATCCGGAGATACCAGAGGTTCCCGAGTAGCCAGAGATGCCTGAGAAGCCCGAGATGCCGGAAGTACCAGAGTAGCCCGAGAATCCAGAAGTGCCAGAGAATCCTGATGTACCAGACGCACCAAGGTTGTTGGTCCAAGAACCAGCAACGTAGCCCTCAAACTGGCTCAGCTCAGAGTTGTATCGGAAGGCGCCATTCGGACCAACAGTTCGCTGACCTGTCGTTCCTGACGGCATCGTTACAGAGCCAGTACCGGGCAGAACAGGGTTAGTAGCCAGACCAATTGTGGGAGGACCGCTGATGCCGGTTGCGTTTGAGACCGAAGTCTGGTTCGCCACACCCTGCAAATAAGTCGAGGAGACAGCTCCGCCGCTTGTCAAAGTCAAAAGACCATTGCCGCTTGCGTTGGCAAAGTTCAGGATCTGACCGCTCAGACCAATCGTGGGGTTGCCAGAGATGCCAGTGCCATTTGCAATCGTTAAACCCGTCCCAGTGACCTGAATAGAGCGGTTGACTACCGTGCTACCAGCGTCCTTCACAATGAAGCCTGTAGAGGCTGTATTGAGGCTTGCCGCGGCTCCCGTCAGGGCAAGGTTGATCGTTGACTGAGGACCACCATCAGTGACACTGATTCCAGGCTGAGCAGACAGGCTTCGGGAGTTGGGGAGCGTAGGCTCCTGGTTCACCGTGATGAAGGTCTGTTGCAGGTTCGGAGAGTTGGAAATAGCCGCCGTGGTCGTTCTCACGGTGATGCCGTTTTGAACAACCGGAACTTGCTCCGTCCCGGTCAAGGGAAGGGCGGCAGGCAGTTGGGTAATCTGTACGTTTGGCATCAGTCAGGTGTCGGTGTAGGGGTCGGAGTGCTTTTAATGCCATCCAAATTGCCATTATTTTCCGGCGTTTCTGTGTTGCCTTCGGTGGAAAGCGTAAAACCTCCTTGATCTTGGGTGGCAGTCACATCATTGGGGTTGACTGCAACGCTCACATCAGGACGGGGGAAGCGCAGGTTGATACGCTCAGTCTTGCGCGCCGGCAAGCGATATGGATCCTTCTCGTCAGCGCATCCGCGGGCTTCGCATACCCGCAACCCCGGAAAGTTGTGATCCGGAATCAGTGTTGAGTAGGGAACCTTCATCTTGCACCGATCGCACACTGCGATGGCGATTTCAGAGTAGCCCAGTGTGTCGAGGAATCGGGGCATCACAACCACCTACATTCGGTTATATGGGCATATTTGGCGCTAGGTTTTCCTTTGCCATAAGCCCAGTATTTTAGAGTTGCCTCTGGTATCCCCATTGCATGAGAAGCAATTTTTGAGCTTTCATACTGAGTTCCATTGACGATAAATGGCTTGATTTGACCTCTTGCAATTCTAGTCATACGACGAGATTCCATACGTTTTGCAAGATGCTCTGGGGTGTTTTTTCTTCCTTTCCCAGCGGCGGAAAGTTTTGCTCGAGTTTCTTCAGATGCCAGCATGCCTTTATTGGCTGGAGTATTGCCAATCATCCATGGAGTTTCTCTTGTTTTGCCTTTGAGTGGACTGACATACTCTTTGCCGCGAGGTTTTGATATTGGAGGCTTACCGCCACCAATAGCAAGGTTCCATCCAATGTTTTCAGATGAACGAATTTTTCTTTCAAGGTCGTAACAATATTCCTCTGGCGCAAAAATCAAAATTTGTTTGATTAAGTTGTCCCACCCATGTTTTGCAATTGCATTTGCAAATTTTGGGTTGTCATGACGATTGTTTTTTTGCGACCCAAAATGACCGTAGTTCCAACGCCTGTTGGCGTTTCTGGCAACACCAATGTATCCCTCTGTCATAAAGTCAGAGTGGTGTTTTGCTCTGATCCAATAAACAGAGCATTGAGTCATTTTGTGTAGACCCCGATCGCGGGAGCATAGTATACAGGAGACCGATCGCGCTCTTCCTGCTCAGCTTGATTGAGGTACTTTTCAGCCTGTCCTTCAAGGTAGGTGATGCGCGCAACATCCACACCGGGAAGCTCGAGCGCCATGCGGTGAGACAGCATCATCTGCACAGCCTCATACCAGCGGGTGGGGATCTCCAGCTCATTGGTCAGGTCGCCCACATCCATGATCTGGCGGGAATACCACACCACCATCTGCACAAAAGGATTGTCAGGAACTGGCCACAGGTTGATCGTAGCCTGAGGAATCGTGCGATTGAACCAGAACTGGTACGGCTGGTTGGCTGTGAAGTTCTGATTGGGCAGGTTTGTGTAGTCGTCTCGGTTCAGGCGCGCCATCGGGATCTGGCGGCTCATGTTGCCAACGTAGAACTCACGCACTTGGAGCGTATTTCCACCGGTTTCACGCATCCGGTAGTATTGCATCGTGGCGCCGGGGTCAATGTCATACCAAAGCCACTGATAATCGACCCAAGTCTCGACTCCGCAGTCATGCAAGGTCGTCCAGGTCGTTCCATCGTTGGAAACTTCCAGCAAAATGTGGAAATCACCTGAAACACCGGGCGAAATACCGATCGAACCGGCATATTGACCATTGTTGTCGCCAAAATTGATGGAAATATTGCCATTTGGGGCGCTTTGAACGTCCACAGTCTCAATATCGTTGTCAAAAGCGTTGGCAACCTGCCCAGAAGAGGCGTAATAGCCACCGGTGGAGTTCGGTGTGGGACGTTGCATCGTGCGATACAGCGCATTCAGCACGTCATTGCCGCCAACAGGCAACAAATACTGGAATTGGTCAGGATTCAGACCATAGACCTTCTTGTCGACAGCCCAGTATTGGATGCCAATGTTGATCAAGCCCTGCAAAACCATGAAAAGCGACTCACGCGCCGACACAATTTGCTCAGAAGTCAGCTCTTCAGCCAACTTTCCTGCACGACGAGCGCCGTGATCAATGAAAGTTTGGACGTTGAAGACCTGATTTCCGTATGTTCCGCTGTAACTCATTGCATGGTTCCTTTAGATCACCGAAAAACTGTTGTTTTTTGAGATGTTTTCTTTGCCACGCAATACACGCATATTGTTGGGCGTGTGCAAGCCAGAGACCAATTCGCCTTGAAGAGGAATTACATGATCAACATGCCAAGGCTCTTTGTTTTCACGGGTCAGCATTGCCGCTACAGAGTACAGGCATTTAATTTTCAGCTTGTCAAAATCAGTAAGCCATCCAGGAGTTCGTTGTAATTTTAAGGCTCTACGTTTTGCGGTAGCGGCAGCAGCAAATTCTGGTCGTAACTTTTGTCTTTCAAGCTGAAGTTTTTTGGATTTTTCATGGTCTGCATAATAGTACGCGATGGCTTGGGCGCGTCTTTTATCTGCATTTTTTTGATACTCTGCGGCATAGTCCCGCTTCATGTCCGAGCTTTTCCGCTTGTGATCTCGACTGCAAAACCTTGCATGCGATCTTTTGTGGTCGATATTTGTGCCACACAACTCGCAGGTCCTGTTTTTGTCGCCGCTAGTTCTCATTACCATACTCCGCCATCTGCGCAATGCCAACGCTTTAACGAGGCTGCTTTTCGTGTGGGCCGGCCTTTTTCGTCTTTCATGGGTCCGGGCATGCCACTCATTCTTGCACAAAAACTATCGTGCCGAGGCCCTTTTTCCTGTGGAGCCTGTAAGTTACTGCCAGTTGCGCGATTAAATTTTTTGCGACCTTTTGCAGTCAGTCCAGCACCTTTTTCAACCGACAACTTCTCTCCGCGGCCCACCGCCAAGGACACGCCGCCCTTCTTCATTTTGGCGGTTTTTGCTGACTCTCGGAAGGCTTGGGCGGTAGGAGCACCTTTGCTACCCGGCTTGCGCATCTTTTCACCAGAGCCTTCAGCGATTCTTTCGCGTTTTGCATGAATGTTGGCATACAGACCGCCTTCCTTGAATTTCTTGCCCTCATCGGCTCGAGCGAACTCTTTGCCGACCTTTTGAGGGATACCGACCTTCTTGGCAAACCCAGGATTGTGGGCTACCGCTTCCATCAAACGATGCTGAGAAGGTGATTTGCTAGGCATCATGCCACCTGATTCATTGTTGCGATGACAGAGGGGATTGCAGGATATGCAGGAGACACACTAGAGGGCAAAGCCTCAAGGGTCAAGGTGGCAATTGTCGGCAACCAAACGATTTCGGCATAGTCGTTGGCATTCATCTCCAAGAAGATGTTCCATGCGGCTACACCATAACCAAAAATGCCAGCACTTTTGCGGGCAGGGATGGTCACTTGAGTGGCAGAATTTGCTACGTCAGTGCCATTGATTCGGAACCACACAGTCACATCGTTTTGAGCGTTCTCGACGTTCTTGAACTGCGCGCTGAACTGTAGGTTGTAGACGCCGGTATTGGGCACAACCAAGTGAGAGTTGCTTGCCAGAGTGATTCCATCAGCAACATCAGTTCCGGAGAACGTCATCACAGTACCCGTTGTGATGCTTCCAGTCTGGTCATCAGTGCTACTGAAGGCGCCATAAGCGGCATCAAGAGCACGCAAAGCGCTCAACGTGGCTTTGACGTTTGCACCTGACTGAACCAAAGGAACAAGCTCTGCGCCTGTCAGCGTTGCCGCTGAGGGCATTGCGGAAATTTTTGTGTCAGCCATCAGTTGCTCTCCAGTTCAATTTTGCTTGAGTCTTCTTGCAAGACATATCCCGATGACTCCATCAGGATGTAATACTTGGTGCGCGCTGAGCCACCATAAAGGTCAACTACGCCGTTGTCACCCACATCATCGCCAGGAGTGGCTCCGGCCACGTTTGCGGCGCTTGTGTGCAAAGCAAACCCATCAGTGGTGTTTGCTTGGTTCGCAACCCCGGTGTAGCCAACGTATGGCATTTAGATGCCCGCCTGGATCAGATTCATCGTTGCAGTGCCAGAACCAGAGTTCACCAGAACCTTGATACCGGTCACAGGGAATGCATAGTTGCCATCCTGGTTGTCAGTCTTGCTGGCAATCGTGGGGTGGCTGAACCACGTCGTGAACCCCACAGCAGGGTCATCAAAGGTGTGCTGGACGGTGTAGTTGACCGTGCCAGTCACAACAACACCAAAGCCCACGTTGAAGGGGCTGATGTTTGTATTCATTACAAGGGCAGAACTTGAACCGGTGCCCGTTTTGGAAACTTGTTGAACTTTCATGTTCTATCCTTAAAAAAGCGGGAGCCGAAGCCCCCGCCTTGGTTCAGCACTTCACAGCGCCGCCACGCTTCTTGGCGGGTGCAACCGTTACAGACTTTTCAGTCTTGGTCACACTGCCAGAGGGCAAGTCAGGCTTTTTGCCAACCCCACCAAAGAAACCTTTGATGCGGTCAATGGCACGCCCGGGTGCGCCCAAAATGGTGTCGCGCATTGCTTCGTTCTCTTTCTTTTGGTCAGAGTAGAAGCGGTCATACGCGCCTTTGGACAGGTCTTCAGTGCTTCCGGAGTCACCCCCTACCGACAACTTCTTGACCTTGCCACCCTTTTTGAACGTGCCCGATAAAGCAGTGATGCTTACAGGAGCGGAGGGCTTCTTACGACCTTGGGGCATCTTATCGACGTTCCCAGAATCGTTCACCGCACCGCCCCTAGCGTACTTTTTTGTGGCACCGCCTTCGCAGTAACCGCCGGCATTGCCCAGCTTGACACCGCCAGTCTTCGTGTTGGACTTGCCAGGAGGCGTACCCACCACGTTGTTCTCGACATACTTCATCACAGAGCCGCCGTCTTTGTAGCCAGCAACCTTGTTCAGCTTGATGTCGCCAGTCTTGGCGGGGACAACGTCCTTCTTGCCACCATCGTGCATCTTGGTATTTTTGTACCCTTCAGCACCGCGGGCAGAAGCCGACTCAGGGATGATGCCGCTCTTGGAGATGGCGCCACCCTTTTTGAAGCCGCCGCCGTTACCCATCACCACACCGCCGGTCTTGAGACCTTTGTGGGCTTTGGATGCGGGTTTGGACTCATGAGACTTCAGCTCTTTGCCAATGCCTTTGATGGCTTTCATCTCGGCTTTGTGCTCAGCTTTGGACTCTCCGCCCTCTTTCATCATCGCCGGAGCGGAAGATGCCATCGGGGGAACAGCCATTGCGCGGCGACGAGCAGCCAAAGGAGGACGAGCCGGACGTGCGGCAGGAGCCATACCACCACGGGCGGGCATAGCGCCGGACATAGCAGGAGTGATCCCGCCGTCCATCATGTGAGGCATGGACTTATGACCGTGCTCACCTTTGCCCTTCATGGAAACATGACCGCCCTTTTTCAATTTGAGTTCCACCGTAGGTTCGGTGGTCATCATCTTGACCATAGGTTTGAATTGCCCCATCACGGTTACCTTCAGCCTTTCTGGGCATAAACCACGGTGAAGCGGTAGATGCCTTGAGTGGTACTGATCGTGCCGTTCGGATCAACAGTCAGGTAGACGCCGGTGTTTGCACCAACGTCAGCCATAGCGGCCAATTGAGCGGCAGTGAAGGACAATGCGGCGCGACCACCACCAATGACGTCCGTAGCAGACAGGTACTGAGTACCCGCGGCGGCGGTGCCAATGGTTGCGTTGATCGCGGTAGCAGTTCCGCCACCCACAGTCTCGTTCTGCACTTGATCAATGAAGAAATTCACGATCTGCGAACCAGAAGGGATGGTCACACTGGTGCTGGAAGCGGACCCGTCAGCGTTGGTGGTAACGGTGCTCGTCTGCATCGTGACGACGTAGCCGCCGTCAGTGGTGTCAGTCAGAGTACCGGAACCTGCGCGCAGGGCCGAACCAAAATACGTTTGAGCCATTGTCTTTACTCCTTAAAACAAGGGGGCCGAAGCCCCCATAGGGTTTAGACGCCGGGGGTGCCGTACATTGCACGCCAGTCGGTGAAGCCGACGTCGTAACGCTCGGTCGCCTTGTAGCGCATCGTGTCGGTCTCGAAATCGCCTTCCATCGTCTTTTCCAAGCGACGGCGCATCAGCAACTTCATGCCTTCCGGAGCGTCGGTCTGCACCCACCATGCGGTGGCGCTGGTCAAACGCGAGATCACAGCGGCACCCTCGTCCAGCAAGCCGATCGACTTGATGGGGTTGATGTCGTTGTTGGCGTTGCCAGCACGCAGAACGCTCTTCAGCAGAACTTCGGCTTGGAAGACGTTGCCAGGAGCGACCACCAGTTGGCGGGGCACCAGACGGATCTTCTTGCCGTTGTTGTCCACAGCCTGACGGATCTGGATCAACATCTGCTCGAGGGAGGTCTGAGACAGGTTGGCGGCAGTGGTCAGCAGGTTGCTGGCAGTGCCGTTCACGATGGGGTGCGAGGCGCTGTTCAGCGCAACACCGTCGCCACCAGCCGTAGCACCGCCGGTGAAGGCGTTGTTCAGCACGTTGGCAGACAGGGTTTCCTTGGTCTCAATCAGGGACTGAGCCAAGTGGCGGGCATACACCTGACCGATACGGATGTGGTCGCCGTCCTCAACCAAAACTTTGGTCAGAGCAAACGCCAAACCGTACACGGAATAGACGTAGCGCTTGAGGAACAGAACACCACCCTGCTGATAGGTCACGGGCGTGCCGTCAGCCAACAGCGGAGCGGCGCCGAAACCGTACAGAACCGGCTCTTCGTGGTAGTTACGGGGAATGCCTTCTTGTTCGCGGAAAACGCGAGACCATTCATCGGCACGTTGGTCATAGACTCCATCGAAACACTCGTTGAGGATAGGCTCAACGATGGAACGAAAGTCTGTACTGCGCATTGGAGCGGCCATTTTTTAGTCCTCCTTAGATAGCCACCGGGTAGGCGGCGGTGTTTGCGGCAGTGTAGATCTCAGCGAACTGATGTTTAGCAACTGTGGCGCGAACGATGGTGTAGTTATCTCCCCAAGCATTGCCGGGGTACGGGGCGAGGTCAACAATTCGCATTTGACCTTGACCATTGGCGCCTTTCAGCGTCGAGGACAGGGTGCATTGCGACAAACCGGTGACGTTGGAGCCATCGGTCGTGTTGCTCAGGTCGGCTTGATCGCCGATAGCGGTCTGTGCGACGGAGCCGTCAGCCTGAATTTCATACACGATCTGGGGATCTTGATAGAAATAGGCGATGCACGAACCGGTCTGGTATGCCGTGGAGGCAGGCCAGTAGTTCGAAACGCGACGACGACCAGTCGTATCGGTCCACTCGACGCCATCAAAGGCGCCAACAAAAGCATCACCAGCGGCGGCAATTGCGAGAACGCCGTTGTTGTACTTCACGGGTTGACCTTTCAGGATGTCAGATCCATAGGCCGAAGAAATACCGTTTGCAAGCGCTTGAGCGCGATCCAGACCGGAAGGATGGAACGCGGGGCGCATGCCGAACGGAGCAGAGGTAGAACTCATATTAACTCCTTATGTTAGCCCTCGAATACGGGGGCGTTGTTGGCTTGCTGTTTGTCAATGTTGCCCATGCCGTCGCCTTCCACCTGCAAGAGAGGTCTACCACGCGAATCCCGCTGACCCTGCAAGTCTTCAAGTCGCATCTGAATCTTCTCAGCCTCTTCGCGTGGGGCTTCGTAGTGCAGTTGCGTCATGACTTCTTGGTAGACATCCATCGGGAGTTTGAATAGAAGCATCTCGTTACAAGAGATCTGACCAATGTGTTCGCCAGCTTTGAGCTTGTAATTCTGGAACCCAGGCAAATCGTCCGCCATAACGGGGACGTACCCAAGCCGAATTCGCTTGTCAATGGTGTCGTAAGCATTGGTAGTTGAAAGCCAGCAGACATGCCATCCCGGGATTTCCGGAACTTTGGGCAGCGCTGATTGCGTCCACTCATCGCTCCACATCTTGCGACGTTCTTGCTTTGAAATGAACTTTTCCTCTGGCGCCGCACGCGACAAATCTTGCGAAGATCTTTGCTCACGACCACCAGCGGAGAGGGATTTTTTTAACCTAGATTCCATGTTCGTATTCCTTATGCGTTGCGTTGTTTTGCGAAATAGCCTGCGACGATTCGCTTGCGTGCTTCTACGTTGTCCCAAAGACCTGCGTCCTTGATCGATCGCACCAACTCGGGTGGGATCGTCACGCTCCTTGGGTTAGAGCCACCAAACTTTTCGCGTCCGGTACTTGTCACAACTTGCCTCGGTCTACGAGAGGAATTCTCGTCACTGTCGTCATTGTAGAGGTGAGGTGCCCGCTTTGACAAGCGTTTGTCCAACTCCCTCCAGTATTCTTTTGTCGCAGGGTTCCAGCCTTCTTTAACCATGCGCTGATCAATCGCCTTGGCAATCAATGTGTCCTCGTCATCATTCTCGGCGTCATACCAAGGATTGCGACTCATCCACTCGTTTGCATGGCGTTGCATTGCCTGCGTGTTCTCATCCATCGGCGCGGATTGAGGTTGCTTGGTCGCCGCTTCTTTAACTGATTTAAGAGATTCAGCGTTGCGGCGGGCTTCGTACCACATCTCCTGGGCTTTGATCATGGCAGTGCCATCGCCAGCCTGGGTGGCTTCTTCCACCTTCATCTTGGCGTATTGGATCTTCAGCTCAGCGTCTTCAATCGCCTTGTCCAGACGACCGAGTTCAGCACTGTGGGTACGGCGCTCAGTGACAGACAGGCGCTCTTGGAACTGCTGGAGTTGTTTCTCGAGCAATTGGATGCGGCTGTCCTTCTCTTCGCTGATGCGCTTGTCCAGCTCACGGCGCGCCTTGCGTTTGGCTCGGCGTTTGGCTCGTAGGGCTTCCAGCTCTTCGCTGTCCAGACCCTCTTCTTCAGCGGCTTCAGCGGCAGAACTCTGCGCATCACCACCTTCAGCATGACCTTCGTCATCGCCTTCTTCTTTAACAAAATCATCAGGAAGCTCAACAACAGCAGAGCCGTCTTCGCCTTCCTTGATGTTCAGTTCAATGTCTTTTTCGTTTTCAGTTGCCATAGGTTCCTCACAAGAAAGCTTTCATCGCCAAAGGATCGCCGGTCACCGTAGCGATGACTTCGTGATCATTCAGGATCATGAACAATGCTGGATCTTCCAGTTCATCCTCACCGGGGATCTTGACTTCCCAACGGTCGCCGCCCCACTTGGGGACACGGATGTAGTCACCGACTTCACACCAGGAGCCTTCTGGCCAGCCCTGCATCGTGTCGCGGTTCTTGAAAGCAAGCGGACCAATTGCGATGACCTTCGCCACCATGTTGTTCCACTTCTCAGTTTCCTTGGTCTCCTCGACCAAGATAATTCCAGCGCTTGTTGCCTTCTTTTTTGTGCGGCGGAGCTGTACCAAAATACGCCCACCAAGAGGTTTAGCACCGGGATCTACGCTCGGAAACGCCCAAGCTATCTCAGCTTCGTTAAAAGCTACCGGTTCATTCATCATCACGGTTATCTTCCTTTATGAAATTTTCGATGACTTGCAGAGCCTCTTCTAACCCTGCGTGTTGTCCGACCATGCGTTGATAAGTCTCCCAGTTAGCGGCATTTCCAGCGGCAAGGGAGGCGGCTATTACAGCCTGCCGAGACTTATACGCACCGATCAGGTCTCCAAGTGTGTGCATTTTTATTTTTTCTTCGCTTGTGACAGACCTCCTTGCGGTTTGGCAGGTGCTTGACCGCCGGTTTTCAGGGAAGTGCCATCCAGTTTCTCGCCAGAGGCGATACGCTTGTGCATAGGCACGGCTTCATTGTGGTACGGGTTGTTGGTAGCCATTTCAAACTCCTCGGTTTAGCATGTCAAAGGCGGTTTTCGCCTGCTCGTTGCGCAATTTCACCGCTTCGCTGGTCTGCTTGGCGGCTTCTATTTGCTCTTTGGTCTGGTTGTCCATCTGGGCAACCATCAAGTCCTTCTGATTCTTCTCTTTCTCCATGGCGATGTCGTCTTGGATCTGTTTCGCCTTGAGTTGCATCTCTGCCTCGTCCCGTTTTGCACGACGTTGCGTCTCAGCCATGCTGGTATCCAGCAAAACCTTGGCATCGGGCGTCATCGGCATCTGCTGAGCGGACTGTTTCATCTGTTGAGCCTGTTGCATCAAGCCCTGGATGATGGGCAGAATGCCCTGGAAGACAGTCTGAGTGTCCAAAGACACATGCTGGGACGCCACGCCGAACAACTTGTCCACCTTTTCGGTGTTCTCGGGCAGTTCGTAGTCGGTAATCGGGTGACCAACCGCCCGGGTGACGTAGCCATTCATGCGGTTCAAGTACCAAAGCGTCAAGTGTTGCTTCAGGTGCTCGATCACATTGGGCACAAACGCCGGTGCAATCAGGGGGTTGGACCCCATGATCGGGTCTTTGGCGAAGTCCAAGTGGCTCTGGATGTGCGCCAAGTGGTCCTGATCGATGTAGGCAAACGCCGGCTGACCAGTAGACATCGCCACGTTCTCGTTGGCGGGGTCTCGCTTCTCAGGGTCGGGCGTGTTCTTCAGCAATTCGTTGACCGCGGGGATCTTCAACTGCTTGAGCAGGCGCTCTTCCACCGCCTTGGCGTTGTACAGCTCAGGGTGCTGGTCAGAACGTGCCACCACAGCCTGTATTTGAGCCATACGCTGGGTTTCGGAGAAGATGTGGGGGTCAGATACCGGCACCACGTCCGTGTTGCGCTTGAAGTCTTCCTTGCGGATCTCCAAGTCGGCGACCACATCGCCCTTCTTCTGCTCGTCCAGATACCAGCGGTTCAGGCGACCCAGCACCTTGAGCACTCGACCTTGGGCGTCGTGCAGTCGGGCATGGATGGCGGAGAACACCGCGGCGCCTTGCTCAATCAAAGCCTGAGTCGTGCCCACCGGCATGTTGGAATTGATGTCAGCGATCTTCTCTTCTGCCGTGGTCACCACACCCTTGGCGTTGGTTTCCAAGAAGCCCATGAGCTTGAACAGCACCTCGGACGGAGGATTGAACGGCATGGGCATGGCGATCTTGCGGATGTCATCCACACCAGGGGCGCCTTCGATCTCAACGATCTGCGTGACATCCACCTGCTGGCTTTGTCCGCTCATCTTGGCGCCCTTCAACTTCAGCATTGTTGCCGCATTATTGATATGAGCGCTATCAAGCAAAGCCCGGAGAGAACCGGTGAGAGCAGCAGAAAGACCACCAATGAGGTGAGGAAGACCGACCGCATAAGCACCTCGCCAAGGAATGAACTTGAACTCGATCAACCAATCTAGCTTGGTCATCGTCTCGTCACCCTCTTCCCAGTTGCGGTAGATGCCGAGGATTTCGTTGTTCAGGTCGTCGATCATCAGGATGTAGGGAGCCAACTTGCCCTTGGAGCGCTTGTCGTCTTCCAGCTCCATCCAGGTATAGACGTGGTACACCGTGCGGGTGCCATCCACGTTCTCATCCCACTTTTTGCCTTCGATCTTGTTGTTTGCCTTCTCAGCCTTGGACTCTTGCGGCTCCATGCTGGCGCGCACAAAGTCAACATCACGGTACAGACCAATGCTGATGCGGCGCTTGAACTCCTGCTCAGTGATGTAGTGGACCTCGGTCACGCGCTGGGCGGTGTAGAAGTTTGCGGCAGAAAACGGCAGGTAGACGTTGTCAATTGGCACAAACTCAGCGCAGGGGCGGCGCTTTTCCTCGTCGTACCAAAGCTTCAGGTACTGAGAGCCACCCAAGGGCAACTGGGTCAGCAACTGTTCCTGCTCGTCTCGGAACTCCTCGATCTGCTCGGTCAACTGCCAGTTCATGTAGTCGCGCTTGCGCTCGGCAACTTCGACCTTGTCCCTGTCCACGTCGCCAAGGATCTTGGTTCGGGTAGGACCATCGGGCGGGAACAGCTCTTTGATGGCACGGGAGGCAAAGTCCACGCAAGCCTCAGCCATGACAGGGTGAACCACCTTGCTGGCGCCGGAGAAGGTTGCGCCGCCGGGAGCATCATTGCCCATGCCAGTGCGGCGGATGCCTTCCTCATACTGCTTGTCGCGCAGGGAGCGGGCGTCCTTGTCCTTCTCAATCAGGTCGATGTACTCAATTGCCAGACCGCCCATGTTGTAGGCTTCAATGGTGTCTTCGGCGAGGTTTGAGTAGAAGTCTTCGTCCTCTTCCGGACCTTTGAAGTCATCCAGGTTCATGCGCACTGATCCGTCAGGAAGCTCCTCGAGCTGGCTGTCATCCAGGTTCAGCTCCATCTCTGCGCTTCCGTCCGGGTTCTCTTGGATGTCATCAGCAGACATGCCGGGGATTTCACGCCCAAAGTCTTGCTCAATCGGGAATTGTGTAGCCATTTGTTATTTCCTCTTTGCCATGGTCAAGCCACCTTTGGCTTTGGTTATGTCTGGATCGGTAGTGTCATATGTACCACGATTGCCTATGGCCGACTTAATTTTTGTTTGTTCAAAAGGTCGATATGCATCAATAACATGCTCGGCATCATATCCACCTTCAATGTTGTTTGGATCACCTTTGTAATAAGGCATGCCAGCATCAAACACATCTTTGTGAATCATGCTGTCGTAACCTTGTTTTTTGAGTTGATTCACAACATTTGGATTGTCGGCCAAAGCATATGCATCCACAGACGCATTAGGCAACAAATCGTACAAAATTCTCTCAATATCTTTTTCCTCGCCAGCCTTCATGATTTCGTCAGCCAGTCGATCAAAGCCCCGGATCTTGTGTCCTTTTGAATCTCTTGCGTCAATGTTGTGACTGGCGTTGCCCTTAAAAACATGATGGTCAAGCGTCCACAAAATATCAGCCAAATCCTCATACCCCAACTTTTCGGCATGAGTTGGCACGCTGAGATCATGATTTACACGATCAATTAGTTCATCCAACGTAACATGCTCACCCAAATTCCTGATGTCAAATGGCTTCTGTGTTTTTAAATGAACCGGGACAGAAGTTGATCCGGGGCCATGCTCCACATTCCAGTCGAGTTGCCTTGAGTAAACATTTGCCACTTCAGGATCGGTGGTAAATGACGGGGTTGATCTGTCTTGAGTGGTGATGAATTTATCCGCCTTGGGAACCCTGCGCTGTCCACGATACAAAACATCTTTTACTTTGCTGTCTTCAAGAAACTTCGCTTTGTTCGCCTCGCGCTCAGCCGCAGGCAATACTTCTTGGGTTCCCTTGATAGCCTTTGCCGCCTTCTTCAGCAAGCCACCGCCAGCAAAGCCTCTGTCTTCCATCTCCATCATCATGGCGTCTGGGTTGTCAGAGAAATGCACCTCTTCCTTTGGCGCGGCGGCGGCTCCGGTCAAGCCAACGCCAATCGCTTGGTACAGCGGCTGACCCTTTGCCTCGATGGCTTCACGCATCTGGGGCGTGATGTCGATGCTGTGCAAATCCTTGTATTCAGGCTGTCCAGATCGAATCATTCCAAGACCGGCGCGGTCTGGAACCATCCCCTCACCAACCGGAACTTGAATCGTGCCAACGCTGGCGCCGTACTTTCCATATTCGTTGTTCAGGTAGTTGGGGATGATCTTGTCGTAGAAGCCCTTCATG